GAATCAGGAAATTCCAGAAGGCTTTTGCCTTTGTGTTCGCGTGTTGAGGTGGGTTGCTTATTACTGCCGTTTGTTGAAATCATAATGCCTGCCAATTGAAACCGTCCTCCCTACAACTTCTGAAATGAAGCCCGTACAATTAAGGCCGCAGCGATCGGCCTTTGGGATATGATTGGAGGTACTTATGAGCAGCCAGACCACCCGCATCGTGTCCGAATCGGACACAACTTACGCATTGGACCTGTTTGCATCTCTGTCCCCCGCAGATCAAGCGGAGATCATGGCTCTTGCCGTCTCCGCTTTAGCATCTCCGCAATGATCTCATTCTGAGCCTGCGGAGATAGCTGGTCAAATATCCGGGCAAATTCCTGCGTCAGTCCGGCTCCTTCTGGAGCCGGGCTTTTTTCTTCTTGCCCGGTCAAAATGTACTCCGCCGTGGTTCCCAACGCCGCAGTGATCTGCGGCAGATACTTGGTGTAAGACTTAGACGTCCGTTTTCTCCATGCGCTGACCCGCTGCGGAAGCACGCCAATTTGGGCGGCGAAGTCCTTCTGCTCTTTGAATTTTTCATCCACCAGAGCGAAAAGACGGTCTACGGCGTCCATTGGAACCACCCCCAACAAAATGTACAATCTCGCTTTCCGTTATTGTGCAATGATACAAAAATCAAAAATCTTGGAAATGAGGCTTGAAATCTCGAAAACCGTGATTTACAATATAGCCACAAAGGACATAGCCCCAAGGACAATATACCACACCGGGGCAACGCCGTCAAGGCGGGAAAGGAGCAATCATGATCGTTAACAGAGTCAAGGAGCTGCGGACGGCTGCCGGTATGACCCAGAAGGCGCTGGCGGATCAGCTGGGCGTCACCGTCCCCACGGTGAGCAAGTGGGAACTGGGCCAGCGGACTCCGGAGCTGGAGAGAGTTTTCCGCATGACGCTGATCTTCGGCGTCCCCATCGAGGAGATCGTCCAGCGGACGGAGAGCGCGTGAGAAGGGAGGAGCGGACATGGCACGAGAGCGTGAGAGCTTCCGGGATCAGCTGCAATCCTTACAGGCCAAATTCCCGGAGCAGGAGGTTTTGACCAAGGATCAGGCCTGCAAGCTGCTGGGGCTGGACTGGGACGCGCTGGTCCACAATGACGAGTTCCCGGCCAAGAAGGTGGGGAAGCGCTACATCATCCCCATTGTACCATTGGCACGGTGGATGGTTACATGGTAGCGCAGGAAGGAGGAAAAGACAATGGACAAGAAATGCCCTAATCTGTACCAAAGGGCAAGGCTGAGCACCGGATTGACGCAGGAACGTGCAGCGGAGCTGCTTGGACTGTCGCCGGAAAGCCTGAAACAGTACGAGGGCGGCAAGACAGTGCCCAAGGACGAGACGGTGGCCAAGATGGTGGAGGCGTACAGCTGCCCATGGCTGGCATTGGAGCACGCGCAGGCCACGGACACGCTGGGCGTGATGCCGGAGGTGACGCCAAGGCCTCTGCCCATGGCAAGCATCGCCCTTCGGAACCGTCTGCAAGACGCGACGGGCCGGCTGGACGCCCTGCTCCGGATCGCGGAGGACGGCGTGATCGACGAGGCTGAGCGGCCGGAGTTTGATGACATCGTCCTGGAGCTGAGGGATACCATGGCGGCCATCTATCAGGTGATCTACTCAGGCGCAAAAAAAGAACGCCCCGAGGCGGCAACCTCAGAGCGTTCGGGGGAAAAAGTGTGTGGTATTGGATCAACCACTGGATATATCAATTATAGCACAAGGTCCACCACACACGCAAGCCCTAATTTTCGCCGGGAAGGGGGCGTATCCCTGTGACCGGTTGGGCAATGTTTTTCATGGTCGTCGGCGTGGCGACGGTGGCGGCAATTCCGCTGCGGATCGTGGATCGGATGGAAAGATAAGGGGGCAATATGGCTTATGACCTGACGATGGGCGGCTTGTATGCCGTCATTCCCGCCGGGGTTTTGTACGATGACAGGCTCCGGCCTGCCGCGAAGCTGCTGTATGGAGAGATCGTGCGGCTGGCACAGAGCAGCGGATACTGCTACGCCACCAACAAGCAGTTGATGGGCGTCTGCAATTTGACGGACAAGTCCGTCTCGGAGTTGGTAAGCCAGCTCCGGGACTGCGGACACATCCGGGTGGAGATGATCCGGCGCTTCGGCGCCTCCGGAGACGTGATCCAGAGACGGATTTTTCTGGGGCAGAGTTTGGCAAAAAACGGCCCGCAGATTGAGGGCGAAGAGGTCCGAGGGGGTATCCCGAAAAATCCGGATACGTACCCCGAAAAATCCGGGGAGGGTATCCCGAAAAATCCGGAGGAATATAAAGGTATTAAGAATACAAGTATATATCCCCCTATAATCCCCCAAAAGGGGATGCGTGTAAAAACACGAAAAAGCAAGTCAACCCCGGCATGGATGCCGGATGCTTTTGAAGCCTTCTGGGACCTGTACCGGACCCGGGGCCGGGCTGAGGACCGGGTGGGCGCTGTACGGGAGTGGGACAGGCTCAAGCCGGACGATGCCCTCATCCAGACCATGACCCAGGCGTTGGAGACCCAGAGCAGGAGCGAGACCTGGCGGCGGGGCATCGGCATCCCTTACGCCTGCCGCTGGATAAAAAACGAGCGGTGGAAGGACACCGCACCGGAGCGGTCCGAATCGGACCAGGAGGCGGAGCCGCCCCGGCGGCGCTACGTGGGCAAGCGGATCATCGACGGCCAGGAGGTGGACGTGTATGAGTAATTTTGCCAGCGTGGAGGCGGAGCAGGCGGTCCTTGGCTCCATGCTGATTGACAGCGGATGTGTCCGCCGGGTGGCGGCTATCCTGCGGGAGTCGGATTTCTCCGTGGCCCTCAACCAGGACCTGTACCGGGTGATCGTGACCATGGACCGGGACGGCCAGCCCATCGACGGCCTGACGGTCTGTGCGGAGGCGCTGCGGCAGAGCCTGGCGGAGGAGAAGACGCTGCGGAAGTATCTGGCCCAGCTGATGGAGATCACGCCCACGGCAGCCAATGTGGAGATGTACGCCGACATCGTGGCCCGGACGGCCCGGAGGCGTGAGCTTAAAACGGCCCTGGAGGACGGCCTGGCGGCCCTGGCGGACCAGGCACCGGAGGACGAGGTACTTACTCAGCTGGACACGGCTATGACGGCCAGCAGCCAGCGCCTGGAGAGTGAGCTGCTGGCTCCCAAGGAGCAGGTAGACGGATTCCTGGATTACCGGGCCAAGATCGACGAGGGCAATATCCCATACGTCCGGACAGGCATCAAGGCACTGGACAAGCTGCTGGGCGGCGGCATGGTGCAGGATGGATTGTACATCCTGGCAGGCCGCCCTGGTATGGGCAAGAGCGCCCTGGGCGTCAGCATTGCGGAGCATGTGGCCCAGGCGGTGGGCAAGGTGGATTATTTCTCCCTGGAGATGTCCAGGGAGCAGATCATGGCAAGGCGGCTGTCCAGCCTGAGCAAGGTGGACAGCAAGCTGATCCTGATGGACACCCTGACGGCAGATGAGTACAAGCGGATGATCGAGGCCACCCGAAAGGCGGCAGCCACGCCGTTTTACTGCACCAACGGCCGCGCCCAGAGCGTCCAGCGGATCACGTCCATTGCTCGGGCGGGCCGGGACGTCAAGCTGGTGGTGGTTGACCATTTCGGCCTGATTCTCCGCCCCGGCAAGCGGCAGGATGCGGACGAGTCAAGAGAGATCGCCCACGCCCTCAAGCGGCTGGCTCAGTCTCTCAACCAGCCGGTACTGTGCCTGGCACAGCTCAACCGGCAGAATGAGCAGAGGATGGACAAGCGGCCCACACTGGCGGACCTGCGGGCCACGGGTGCCATGGAGGAGGACGCCGACGGCGTGATCTTTGTTCACCGCCCGGACTATTACCAGGCGGACTACAAGCGGGAGCAAGGCGCACCTGAGCGGACGGAGGTCATTTTGGCCAAGAACCGCCACGGAAGCACCGGACGCCTGGATTTATCTTTTTGGCCGGAGACCAACACGTTTAACCCGGCTTATGTGGAGTGATGTGATATGCAAGTTGGAGATATCTTGAGCATCGAGCCGACGCTGGAGGCGACCAGCGGGCTGGGCACTGTAGGGCCGATCCCGGCGCGGGTGATCTACATCCACCCGGCGGGGAGGTACTACACGGTTGAGTTTCGCAGTCCCATTACCGGCTACAACTGGCGGGAGGCCTTCTGGACTGAGCTGGCGCCGCATTTCAAGGCCGCAGGCGCTGCGGTCTGACGCAAACAAGGGGGAAAGGTGAATATGAAAACAATCGCGGTATTGAATTTCAAGGGCGGGGTCGGCAAAACCGTCACCACCACCACGCTGGCGTATCTGCTGGCGAAGCAGGGCAAGCGGATCTTGCTGATCGACGGGGATAGTCAGGGCAATCTGAGCATGTCCTTCGGGATCGACGCGGAGGAGGGCGCGGACACGCTGGCCCTTCTGACCGAGGGCGCCGGGTATTATCCGGAGTTCGTAACTCCCACCATTTTTGACGGGATCGACCTGATTCCCTCCGACATCAACCTGCTGGTGGCAGACCGGCACATGGCCCAGAGCGGCGTGGGCCGGATGCAGCGGGCCATCGCGGATCTGCGGGACGCCATCGAGGAGGACGCGGACCAGGACAACGCCTACGATCTCATCCTGATCGACTGCCCTCCGGCGTTGTCGGCAGCCTGCACGGCGGCGCTGGCCGCTGCGGATGAGGTCATCATCCCCATTCGGCTGGACTACTACTCCACCGGCGGCATGGCCAATCTGGCGGAGCAGCTCCAGCACATGCGGGCCATCAACCCCCGGTTGTCGGTGCTGGGTGTTCTGGTGACGCAGTTCACCCACATGGCGGACGAGAAGGAGGCCCTCGCGGCCATCCGGGGCGGAGCGCTTCCGGTGTTTGAGACGGTGATCCGGTTCTCCAAGGCCGTGCCCAGTGCGACCTTCCAGAAGGTGCCGCTGCCGGTGGCCCGTCCCTACTGCGCGGCCAGCAAGGATTACGCCGAGCTGGTGAAGGAAATCTCCGGGAGGTGCTGAGGATGGAAAAACGGAAATTTAACGTGATGGACGTGCTGGGTGAGCAGCTGGCCGGCGTGGCGGACACCATGATGGAGATCCCGGTTGACGATATCCGGGACAACCCCCGGAACTTTTACCCAACGCCTGACCCTCAAGCGCTGCGGGCCTTGGCGGATTCCATCCGGGCCAACGGCCTGCTGGAGCCGCCTACGGTGGTCCCTGCCGGTGACGGCACCTATCGCCTGATCTCCGGCCACAGCCGTCTGGCTGCCATTAAGGCCCTCCGGGAGACGGAAACCCCGGATCAGTGGGCAACCGTGCTTTGCCGGGTGCTGCCCCCCATGTCGGAGGGGCAGGAGCAGGCGGCGGTGATCGAGGCCAACCGCCAGCGGGTGAAGTCCAATGCCCTGCTGGCCGATGAGGCGGAAAAGCTGACGGCGGCTTACATCAAGCGCCGGGAGGCAGGTGAGGAACTACCGGGCCGCATCCGGGATCATGTGGCGGAGGCCCTGCAAGTCAAAGCCACCAAAATCGCCAACTTGTCGGCCATCAAGAACGGCCTGAAAGTGCCGGGACTGGTGGAACGCTGGAAGCGGGACGAGATCCCAGAGGCAGCGGCCTTGCAGATCGCCCGGATGGACATCGACGAGCAATACCGGCTGCTGGACTGGATCATCGACAAGAGACGGAGCTGCACCATCAACGAGGTGCGGAAGTTTTCCACTTGCTACACAGTGACGCGCCGGAAGTGTGAGCACACCGGCCGGATGTGCGAGAATGCGGAGCGGATGTACGATCATGACTACCGATACGGCGAGTGGCACGGCTCCAACTGCTGCCTGTCCTGTCTGGACCGGGACACCTGCCCGGCGGCCTGCAAGTATGTGGAGAAAAAGCCGGTGGAGCAGCCGGAAAAACCGCCGCTGAATCCGGCGGCGAAGGACCCAAGGCTGGACTACAAGGTGATGGTTCCGACCTTCTGCCAGCGGGTGAAGGAGCTGCGGATCCAGACCGGCATGACCCGGAAGGAATTTGCCCAGAGCATTGACGAGTTCCCCGGAACGTACAGCGCGTGCGAGAACAACTCCATGTGCGGATCGGAGAAAATCGCCAAGCTGGCGCTGTGCTTTGGCGTCAGCACTGATTACCTCTACGGCCTGACGGATGAGTTGACCCCGCCGACGCTGCCGGAGGGCCAGCTGATGATCGCCGGATGGATGCCCGGCAGCACCAACCCGGCGGAGCCGGGAGAGTTTGCGGCCTATGTGGATCTGGGTGACGGGAAGATTCTAAAACGGTTTTTTGACTGGGATGGACAACACTGGATGATGCCGGGCGGCATCGAGGCACAGGCCCCAGTGGTCTGGTGGATGCGGCTGCCGCCTGTCCCAGCGGCAGGGAAAGGAGCGGACACATGATCCGATACACAGGGCGCGGGAAGCGCCGCAGCCGGGTCCTCCCGGTGCTGACTCTGGCGGCCGCCGTGGCTGCCGTGATCCTGCTGACGGTGGTGGTCAAGGGCGTGGCCCTATGACCGCGCCGCCGTGTCTGGCCTGCCCGGATCGCCGGATCGGATGTCACGATCCGGCGGTCTGCCCCCGGTGGGCGGCTTATGATGCGATCCATAGGGCAGAGCTGGCGGCCATGCCGTCCCGTAAGGAGTGGGTGGACATGGTGGAATACATCCATGATCGGCGGCGACGCTACATGCCGGGCCGCTGGAAAAAAGGAGACAAATCATGCTGAATCATATCGTACTCATGGGCCGTCTGACCCGTGACCCGGAGCTGCGGCATACCGGAAACGGAACCGCCGTGGCGTCCTTTTCTCTGGCGGTTGACCGGGACTACAAGGGCCAGTCCGGCGAGAAGGAGACGGATTTCGTGGACATCGTGGCGTGGCGCTCCACGGCGGACTTCGTGAGCAAGTTTTTCACCAAGGGCCGCATGGCCGTGGTAGAGGGCCGGTTGCAGCTCCGGGACTGGAAGGACAAGGACGGCAACAACCGGCGCTCCGCCGAGGTGGTGGCGGAGCATGTGTATTTCGGGGACAGCAAGCGGTCCGAATCGGACACAGCGTCCGCACCGCCTGCGTCAGGGGACTTCCGGGAGATTTCGGAGGATGAGGAAGGAGAGATGCCATTTTGAAAGATCAAGAACTCGTAAATGCCATCCGCCGGCTGAAGGTGGAGACCGGGAGCCTCGCTTGCATGGGCTGCGGCCGTGAGCACAACTGCGGCGTGTCCGGATGCGCAATCATGCGGGAGGCCGCCGACCGGATCGCCAACCAGAGCAACCACATTGCGGCGCTCCAGCAGGAGATCGAGAAGCTGCGGGGGCAGAACGAGCAACTGCGGGAAGCGGCTGCGCTGGTGACCAAGGAGAGCGCGGAGCTGCTTGAACGGCGCTGGATCCCGGTGGAGGAGCGGCTGCCGGAGACTGAGTCATGGGGCGCGTCGAAGGTAGTGCTGGGCATAGTACAGAACGAATCAGGTTATCCGCCACCCAATCCGTGCTTTTGTGTGTATCTTGGCAATCAGCAATGGACGATTCGCGGACGGATGGCGACGATCACGCACTGGATGCCGCTGCCGGAACCGCCGAAGGAGGAAAGGTAAATGAAAAGACTGACAACTAATTGCCCGGATAACAACCTTGATGCCGCCCTGAATCTGTTTTACATCAAAGACTTCGAGACGTGGGTGCGGGGCGGAGGTGATGGCCCGGATTACCCGGACATCCGGCTCTACGATTTTATCCGCAAAGCCGCAAAGATTTTACTGCCGGACTTGGACTTTCCAATGGATGATGATGGCGTAGACTATGCGATGGGTGAACTTTTGCTGGACGGTCCTGATGAGCCGACAGGCCTGCTTGCCCTGCTTTATACCGCAGCATGGTCATACGCAGAACTGCGTGGCAGGCTCATGCAATACGAGGACACGAGGCTTGAGCCGGAGGAAATCGACATGGATCACGAAGCCGCAGAGCAGCTCCGCCATCTGTGCCGAGACTGCGATCTTGACCGGCTGGAGAAACTGGCCGAGGCCGACAGAGACGGGCGGCTGGTGGTGCTGCCCGAAGGGCCGGAGGCGGAATGATGGATGCTGTGAAGTTTTTGAAAACATTATGCAGAATGTGCAACTGTGAGTGCTTCAACTGCGAGTTCAGGAAAAGGCTTAGCGTGTTTGAAACCTGCACAGCCTGGAGAAAAACCCACCCGGACGAGGCCGTTGCCATCGTCGAAAAGTGGGCAAAGGAGCATCCCGTCAAAACCCGCCAGAGCGAGTTTCTGAAGCATTACCCTGACGCACAAATTGATTCTGGCTGTCTTAATGCCTGCCCAATGGATATATTCGGCGATATGGGTATCAACTGCAACAAGCAAACTTGCTATGAGTGCAAAAAGGAGTTCTGGCTTACGGAGGTAGAATTATGAAAAAATGCACCGGTGAAAACTGCCCCATGCAGATCGGTTATGACGTTGAAAACTGCGCCGCAATCGAAAAGTGCCCGTATCGCACGTGGCCCGTTACCATTGCCGACCGGATCCGGAGCATGACGGACAACGAGCTGGCCGGGGTGCTGTTCAATTTCTGGATGGATTTCATTACGAAAGGCCTCTCTGGTGTTTCGACGATGCCAGCAGATTGGCATGAAATTAAAAAATGGCTTGAGACCCCGTGGGAGGGCAAGCCGTGAGCGAGGCTCAGAATGGAGGAAATGTGATGGCTGAATATAAAATCTGCTTTAGCGTAGCCGGGGCGTTTGGTGCTCAAATCAGCTTTGAAACGAAACCCGGCGTATCCTATGAGGACGCTGCGGCGTCTATTGACAAAGACAAACTGGCGAAGCTGATGTGCCTCGACACCTTGGGCTACTCCGCAAAGGACATTGAGATTATCACGCCGGAACAGTACAAGGCGGAATTCGGAGGTGCTGACCATGAGGACGATTGACGCTGATAAACTGGTTGATATGCTATATGACAATGAGTTTGCTGTACTTTGCCCGTTGGATGAAGTAAGCGGCGTAGTTGACGCTTGCCCCACCGTGGATGCCGTGCCGGTGGTGCATGGGCGGTGGTCGGATGCCGGTTTTGGGGAACTGCCAAAACACGCACCGTATGGATGGGCTTGTTCCGTCTGCGGAGGCATTTCCTTTAACAACGAATATATCTACTGCCCCAACTGCGGGGCCAAGATGGACGGCGAGAGAAAGGACGGCGGGGATGGCTAAACAGTCTGGGTATTTGCAACGGCGGGAGGCGGAGCTGGACGCCACCTTCAACGCCGGGGCGGCGATGGCGATGCAGTTTGCCATGGACACGCTCCAGATGGCCCTCCACCAGACGGAGGGCTGGGGCTATGACCGGATCATGCGGATCACCCATAACTGGGTGGCCGTTCAGCGCGAGTACAAACCGGCGCTGGACTGCCGGAACCCGGAGGCGGACGTCCGACAGGAGCACATGGACCGGGTGCTTGCGGAGATCATCAGCGGAAAGGCGGAGTTGATCCGGTTTCCGGATCGGTATCCAAACGCGAAAAAGATCAAATACGGGAGGTAGGGCATGGCTGATCCGTTTGTGTGCGTCAGGCAGCGGGCGGGGCCGTTGGTCAAATCGCTGGTGACAGACAACTACGGATATCTCCGTCGCTACGGGCCAGGGGCGGTGCGGGGCCGGTGCGGGCCGGCCCTCAGCCGCACCACCGTTGACAAACTGGAACTCCGGCTGGCGCTCTTTGGCTATGACGGTATTTTTTACACGCTGACATTTGACGATGACCACCTCCCGCCGGATCGGGCCGGGGTGGATCGGATCTGGGACGCATTCGCGAAGCGTCTCAGGCGGTGGATGCGCGGGCCGGTGGACTACTACGTTTACCGGGTGGAGGGCCTCCACGGTGACCACCGGTTCCACATCCACGTGTTTCTGCGGGATCAGGACTTCCCGCCGGCCGTGGTGCAGTATCTCTGGCGGACATGGGGCAGCGCCTACGATGTGCGCTGGGACCGGGCGCGGGTGCTGTCAGAGGGCGGCTACCGTGGGCTGGCGATCTATTTCACCAAGGAGGTCCCGGAGGTAGGGCGGCATCCCTGGGGCTGCTCCAGGGCGCTGAGTAAGTACCTTCCGCCTCCGGAGGTGACCACCTGCAAGAGCGGCATGGTGCGGCTGCCCAAGGGCGCCACGCCGCTGCCCATGCAGGGCCGGGACCGTCCTCAGCTGGGCGGGTGGGGGCTGTACGGCTACAGCCGGTATCTGCTCCCGGAGAAATAGCGCTTTTATTTTAATAACAAAGTTTAGTATATCTATCTATAGATAGCGTATCCTCTTGAAACCTACGGAATATCTACGGACAACCGCAAGAAAGTGAGGGAAAAGCCTTGCAAACGCCTAAAAACGGTGATAAACTAACAGTAAAGAACGGATGGTTAACTTGCCCGATCTGCAAGAGAAACCATCGGCTGAAGCGGATCCTGCCGGACACGAGCGGCCACAGCATTGTCGAGTACTGCCGGACGTGCCACAGCGAGGTGATCCTGGATATCGAGAAAGGCCAGAGCGTTAAACGCCAGAGCCAATGACTCCCCGGAGGGGGCGTTGTTGGGTCTGGCGTTTTTGTTTTTACCCGGAGGTGATAGCCCGTGGCAACAAAGCCGCTGAGACCGTGTTTATACCCGGGCTGCTATCGGCTGGTGCCCGGCGGGTACTGCGCAGAGCACCAGCCGAAGCCCAAGGAACGGAGCCAGGAGGCGCAGGCCTGGCGCTGGATGTACGGGACGCAGGACTGGAAGACGCTGCGCAGTGAGCAGCTCCTTCGGGAGCCGTGGTGCCGTGAGTGTGCTCAGCACGGCATCCGGACGAGGGCCACGGACGTGGACCACATTCGGGACCACAAGGGCGACTGGGCTGTGTTCACCGACGCAAACAACCTCCAGAGCCTGTGCCACCGTTGCCACAGCCGCAAGACTGCGGCGGAAATGAGCAAAAACAGATCGCTTCGGCGGCGCTGATCGCGGAGGAAATCGGCGGACGCTTGGGCGCGCGGAAGCTCAGGCCCGCGCCTGCGGGGTTCCTTGCACCCTCCCCCCGGGCGTTTGAAGTTTTCGCCGTGGCCGGGAATACCGCGGGCCCCCCTCCATGCGGGATTTTTTCCCCACGGGAGATTCGGCGGCGGTCCGGCGGCAATCAAGGCGATGGCCAGGGCGCTGCGAGAGCGCAGCGAAAGGCCACAAAACGCTGCGAGGACGCAGCGGGAATTGAATCACATGGCATAGACCAAAAGCCTGAAAGGCAAGAGTCAGCACGCACCGGAGACCGGTGCGCGTCGGCCCTTGCCTTTTTTGTTTTCCGGTTCATGACCCGGCCCATGTGCCGGTATTCATCCTTTCTTCCCTTCCCTTCCGGTCTCCGTGCCCTACCACGGAGGCCGGGTCATGAGCCGGAGCGGTCCGATTCGGACACATTTCCCCGACGCACACGGCGGCGTTCGCGCCGCAGCGGGTTTGATCCTCCTGCGGCGGCCCTGGCTGCCATGCGAGGGTCGCCGTGTGCGCCGGGTATAACAGGAGGATCAGCATGGCAAAGAAAAAGACACCCGGCGGGACTGCCGGAAAGGGCGGCGTCAACCCGGCGCCGACGAGAGACGATCAGACGGTGCGGATCGCAGCGGAGCAGCTCACCATGGTCCCCATTGACGATCTCATCCCCTACGCGAACAACGCCAAGAAGCACGGCGTTAAGCAGATCAACCAGATCCGGGCCAGCCTGCGGGAGTTCGGCTTTGTAACTCCCGTGCTCATCGATTTTGACAACAACATCATCGCAGGCCACGGCCGGGTGGAGGCCGCCAGGGCGGAGGGCATGAGCGAGGTGCCCTGTGTGCTGGTGACCAACCTGACGGAGGCTCAGCGCAAGGCGTACATCCTGGCGGACAACCGGCTGAGCGAGACGGCAGTATGGGACACGGAACTGCTAAAAATCGAGCTGGAGGGCCTGGAGGCTTTGAACTTCGACACCGAGATCGCCGGTTTTGACGCGGAAGCGATGGAGGAACTGGGCGTAGAAATCGGCAGCAGTCATACCCAAGCCGAAGCCTACGAGGACGATTTTGACGAAGATCCCCCGGAAGAAACCTCCGTGCGTGAAGGAGACATCTATCAGTTAGGGCGGCACCGTCTGGCGGTCGGCAGTACTGCCGATGAGGCGGCTATGACCCGCCTCATGAATGGTGCTCTGGCAAACATGGTTTTCACAGATCCGCCTTACGGCGTGGCTGTGGGATCCAAAAATCAAATGCTGGATGATGTTGCCGGGGGAAAAAGCGGACGCTGCACCGAGGACATCTACGGAGACACCATGAGTGAAAGCGATCTTCACGATATGCTTTTGCAGGCCATGACCAACATTCGGCTGTCATGCCGGGACGATGCTTCTTTCTATGTCACCAGCCCACAGGGCGGCAGCCTTGGTTTGATGATGATGATGATGATGCGGGAGGCCGGCCTGGAAGTCCGGCACATGCTGATTTGGAAGAAATCTTCTCCGACGTTTTCTATGGGCCGTCTGAATTACGAATACCAGCACGAGCCCATTTTCTTCACGTGGACTAAAAAGCATATCTGGTACGGAAACGGAAAATTCCACACGTCCGTTTGGGATGTGGATAAACCCCGCAAGTGTGACTTGCACCCCACCATGAAGCCGATAGCCCTGGTTGAAAACGCTATTCTGAATTCTACCACGGAAGGTGACCTCGTTCTGGATGGCTTCGGCGGCAGCGGGACAACGTTGATCGCCTGTGAGCAGCTGGGGCGGACGTGCTACATGATGGAAATCGACCCTAAGTATGTCCAGGTCATCATTAACCGGTGGGAAGCTATGACCGGAGAAAAGGCGGTGCTGCTGAATGACCGTGCAGGAGGCTGAGCGGATCATCGCGCGGACCAACAGCCCGTATCTGAAACGGGATATGCAGCGATTTATCAGGAACCAGCGGAGAAAGGAGGGCCGGAATGGCCGGGAAAAGACAGCCAACGGATGTGGTGATCGCCAACGGGCGAAAGCACCTGAGCAAAACCGAGGAGGCGGAGCGAAGGGCCGGTGAGGTCAAGGTAGCCCCCGCCAAGACGGCCAAGCCGCCCAAGTGGCTGCCGGAGACGCTGAAAAAGGACTTCCGGGCCATCGGCAAGCGGCTGATCGCCTCCGGACTCTACACGGAGCTGGACGCCGACACCCTGGGCCGCTATCTGGTGGCCCAGCACCAGTGGCTCATTGCCACCGGCGAGGCAGAGAAGGCGCTGGCCCAGCGAGACCAGGAAGGCGCTGACAACTGGGGCAAGATCCAGGAGCGCTATTTCAAGCAGGCCCGGAACTGCGCCAACGATATGGGCCTGACCGTAACCAGCCGCTGCCGCCTGGTGGTGCCGGATACCGGCAAGCAGGCGACGGAGGACAGCAACCCAATGCTGGAGCTGATCCGAGGAGGCATGGATCGGTATGCCTGAGATGTTGACGCTGGCGCCGCGCATCGAGGTACCGACGCCGGATGACGGCGCGGAGCTTCGGTACAACCAGACCGAGGTGGACCGTGTGGAGAAATTCTTCTCCATGCTGGTGTTCGGCCAGAACCAGTGGGCCGGTCAGCCCTTCTACCTTCTGGAGTGGGAGCGGCGGGCCATCCGGGAGTTCTTCGGCATCCAGATCCGCAACGATCGCGGCCAGTGGGTGCGATACCGCCGGTTTCTGTATGACGAGATCGCCAAGAAGAACGGCAAGAGCGAGTTCGCAGCCGGGCTGGGGCTGAATCTGCTGGTGAATGACGGCGAGAGTCGCCCGCAGGTGGGCATTTTCGCCGCCGATAAGACCAACGCGGATATCATCTACCAGTGCGCCAAGTACATGGTGGAGCACACGGCACTGGGCCAACCGGCACACCGTCCGCTGGCATGGTGCCGGGACAGCGTCCGGGAGATTCGCACCCGCTTCGGCGGCATGATGAAGGTCTACAGCAGCGACGCCGACACCAAGCACGGTTTCAGCTTTTCGGCCATCATCATCGACGAGCTGCACGCCCAGCCCAACCGGCGGCTGTGGGACGTCCTGACGGTGGGCTCCAACGCGGCCCGGCTCCAGCAGGCGGTGATCGTGCTGACCACGGCCGGCGATGACCCGGACCGCAAGTCCATCGGCTGGGAGGTCCATGAGAAGTGCCGCAGGCTGCTGGCATGGCGGCGGGGTGAGCCGGAGCGTCCCATGGATGAGGACGATCCGCAGTGGCTCCCCATTATGTACGGCATTTCCACCCTGACGCAGGATGACCCGGACAGGATCGCAGAGCTGGACATCTATGACGAGGCGCTGTGGAAAACTTGCAACCCCAGCTATGGCGTGACGATCCAGCCCCGACAGTTCCGGGATGACGCCCGGGCGGCCAAGGCCAGCGAGGCGGCGGAGCGGAATTTCCGGTGGCTTCGTCTAAACCAGTGGATCTCCACCAAGGACGTGGGGTGGCTGCCTCTGACACTCTACGACAAGACCCAGATCGGCCCCTCCGCCAAGGCGGAGCGGGAGGCGTGGGTCGAGGAGCATTTGACGGGCAAGACCTGCTACGGCGGGCTGGATATGTCCCTGCGGACGGACCTCAGCGCTCTGGTGCTGGTATTCCCACCTCAGCCAGGACTGGATCAGGGCGTGGCCCTGTTCCGGGCGTGGCGGCCCCTTGAGGGCGTGACGGAGGCGGAGCAGCGGGACCATGTGCCCTACCGGGACTGGGAGCGGGCCGGGTTTCTTACCCTCTGCCAGGGCGACATGATCGACAACCGAGACGTGATCGCGGCCATTCTGGACGCCAAGGAGCGGTATGACCTGCGGGCACTGGGCATCGACCAGTATCTGACGGCCACCATGACGCCGCTGCTCCAGGACGAGGGCGTGGAGATCATCGCCATCCCCCAGACCATGGCGGGCATGAGTCCGGCGATGAAGGAGCTGGAGGGGCTGATCCGGGAGCACAAGATGCTCCATGTCCACAACACCTGCGCCCGGTGGTGCTTTGGTAACGTCCGGTGCGCTGTGGACGGCAACGAGAACCAGAAGCCCATGAAGAACCGCAGCATCGGGCGCATCGACATCACGGTGGCGTGGATCATCGCCGTGGCGGCGTGGATTGTGAAAAGAAATCAGAAGCCGGATCTGGCGGCGGCTATGAGCCGTCCCGGTTTTAGCTTATAACGCGGTCCGAATCGGACCGGAAAGGAGACCGCATGAAAAAAATAAAGAGCGCTCTGGCCCGGTTCGGCCCGGATGTGCTGCTGGTCTGCGGCGTGGGCACCGTGGCCGTGGGCTTCGGGATGATCTGGCTGCCGCTGGGCGTGATCGTAGCCGGCGGGGCGCTGATCGCCTTCTCCCTGCTGAGCGGTCCGGGAGGTGATGAGCAGTGAGCATGACCAACAGGCTACGGCTGGCCGTCAGCCGCCCGCAGCAGGTACGAAATGACGTGACCGTCAAGACGCTGGCGGCATCCGGCGGGCTGGCCGTGGGTGACCTGACCGAGACCACCGCCCGGAAGCTGAGCGCGGTGGACGGGTGCATGGAGATCCTGAGCAACTCCATCAGCAAGCTGCCGAATTTTGTGATGGACGGCAGGACACGGGAGCACGTGGACCATTACCTCCTGCGGCTGCTGAATGTCCGGCCCAATGAGGCTATGACGCCCAGCATCCGGCGGAAGGTGCTGGAGAACAGCCGGAACGAGGGCGGCAACGGCTATGACTGGATTATCCGGGACCCCCGGACGGGGATCATCCGGGAACTGATCCCGGTGCCTTGGTGGCTGGTGCAGCCCTGGCGGGATGAGGCCGGGCGGGTTTGGTACACCGTGACCCATCCGGTGACCGGCACGCCTATGGTTCTGCCCAACGAGGACATCTGCCATTACAAGGCCACCACACGGGACGGCCTGACGGGCATCTCGCCCCTGCGGCGGGCCAGCGAGGTGCTGGCAGCGGCACAGGCGGCGCAGGCGTATGATCTGGCGTTTTACGCCAACGGCGGCCAGCCCAGCGGTGTGCTGGAGACCGACAGCGATCTGGGCGGCTGGGCGGAGGACGTCAACGGCAAGCACATCCAGAACGCGGACGGCAGCTATCAGACCCGGAAGGACCTGCTGCGGCACGAGTGGGAGAAGGTCCACGCCGGACCCAACAACAGCCACCGGGTGGCAATTCTGGATTTGGGACTGAAATACACCCCCATTGCCGCCACCAACAAGGACGCCCAGTTTGTGGAAAACAAGGAGGTCACCATCCGGGATATCGCCAGATACTTCGGCGTGCCCCTCTACAAGCTGCAGGAGGGTAAGCAGGCCTACGGCAGCAACGAGCAGAACGCCATTGAGTACGTGGTGAGCACTCTCCATCCCATCGTCAACCAGTACGCGGAGGAGCAGACATGGAAGCTGCTGACAAACACGGAGCTGCGGCAGGGCTTGGAGATCCGGATCAACATGATGGCAGAGCTCAAGGGCGACACGGCCAGCCGTGGCGCCTGGTACACTAACCAGAGGAACAACGGCGTGTTTTCCGTCAACGATATCCGGGCACTGGAGGACCTGCCGGATGTGGAGGGCGGCGATGAGCGCCGGGAGAGCCTGAACTATGTCCCCTTGAAGGACTGGGCACGGCTCAGCGAACAGAGAAACGGAGGGAACGTAAATGCGGGTAACACTTAACGGCATCGTCGCAGCCGATGACGATGTGGAAATCTACCAGTGGTTCGGCTTCGCGGCTTTTTCGCCCAAGGCGGTGCGGGACGCGGTAGCGGCCACCCCGGAGGGTGAGGATTTGGTGCTGGAGATCAACAGCGGCGGCGGCAGCGTGTTTGCCGGATCCGAGATCTACAGCGTTTTGAGATCTTCCGGTATCCACACGGTGGCAGAGGTTCAGAGCCTCGCTGCCAGCGCGGCCAGCTACATGTGCCTTGCCTGTGACGAGGTGCAGATCTCCCCGGTGGCGCAGATGATGATCCATCTGCCGTCCACCCGCACCAGCGGGGACCGTGGAGATCATCTGCGGAGCGTGCAGATGCTGGACAGCACCCGGGAGGCTATCCTCAACGCCTACGAGCTTAAGGCCGGCGGCAAAGCCGACCGGGCGGAGTTCCGGCGGATGATGAACGCCGAGACGTGGCTGACGGCTCAGGAGGCCGTGGACTGCGGTCTGGCGGACGGCATCATCGGTGAGACGGCCAGCATTGCCCCGCAGAACGTGATGAACGCCATCGGCAACGGCATCCGGGCACTGGGATGCGCCGGGATGCCGGACATCACGGAGCTGCGGGCCAGATACATGGCGGAGCAGCACCCCACGCCGGAGACGGACCCGGCACTCACAGCATCAACGGGCGGTGAGCCCGATGCAGATACCGGAGACTGGCAGGCGCAGGCCCGCCTGGATCTGGAAAAAATCAGATTTTAAACGGAGGTAGCAAAACATGAACAATCTCAGACGCGATCTGGTGGATCTGACCACCCAGCGCACCGCCCGTCTGGAAGCCGCGCAGGCGGCTCTGGATGCGGGCAACCAGGCGGACTACGATTCCGCCATGGCGGATGTCCGTGATTTTAACGGCCGCATCCAGAACATCCAGGACCTCATCACCGAGCAGGACCGCCAGATCATGGCCGCTCCCGCTCCCGCCGGCGCAGAGGCCCGCGACATGGCCGAGGAGCGCGGCCATGCCCTCATGACCGGCCACGCCGTGACCTTCACCGCCGACGAGACCCGCCGGGCCGTGATGAACTCCATCACTCTGGCCACCGGTACTCTGGTGGAGCCCACCGGCGCCGGCAGCAACATCCGGGACCCTCTGGGCAACGTGGTTTCCTCCATCGTGGATCAGGTGTACGTCCAGAACCTGACCGGCATGGGCAGCTTCCTGGAGCCCTATGTGATCTCCGAGTTGGACGCCAAGGGCGGCAAGGTAACCACCAACGCCGGCAAGGCCCGCACCACCAGCACCGACCCCACCTTCGGCGTGGCCAAGATCAGCCCCTACGAGCTCAACGTGACCCAGTTCGTTGACCGCAATATCTCCCGACTGAGTCCCGCCGACTACTACACCAAGATCTACAACATGGCCATGCGGGCCATGCGGCGCAAGCTGGCGGCTCTGATTGTCAACGGCGACGGCCAGGCTTCCCCCGATATGTTCGGCATTAAGAACGCCAAGAACGTGGCGGGCGCCGGGATCGCGGCCAGCGTGAATGTTTCCAGCATCGACGAAAACCTGCTGGATGAACTGTTCTTCTCCTACGGCAGCGACGAGGCCATTGGCCAGAACGCCCGGCTGCTGCTGAACAAGGCGGACCTGAAGGCCATCGGCAAGCTGCGGAACAGCGACAAGCAGCGGGTGTTCAAGATCAACCCCGCCACGGGCAACCCCAACATCGGCACCATCGAGGACGGCGGCAACATCGTGCCCTACACCATCGTCAGCGATCTGACCGCCCTGTCTGCCTCCACCGCTGGCAGCGCTGCCATCCAGACCATGCTGTACGGCGATCCCGCCAACTACGAGCTGGGCCTGTTCGGCGACTACACCGTCCGGGTGGATGACAGCGTGAAGGCTGTGGAGCGCATGGTCACGATCTTGGGCGACGCCATGGTGGGCGGTAACCTGATCGTGGACAAGGGCTTCGTTATCGCGAACCTGCCCAAGTCCGGCGGCTGATCGGAGGGGTGACGGATGGCGGCGTTTAGTGACCGGCAGGCCAGCATCCTGAGCTACTGCCGGATCGACGATCCCACGCCGGAGGACCTGAGCCTGCTGGAGGGTTTCCATGCGGACGCCGTCAGCTACATGCGCAACGCAGGCGTGGCGGAGCCGGAGGCCGGTTCCGCCCGCCTGCCCCAGTACAATGCCTGCATTCTGGCGCTGGTGCTGGACGCCTGGGACAATCGGGGCATCCAGACCGCCGACAAGGCGTTTGCAGACAATCCGGCCTTCCGGCGGCGGATCAACCAGTTGAAGCTGACGGAGCCGGTGCGGTCCGATTCGGACACGGAGGGCTGATATGGACGTGAATGCTGGAAAGCTGAATAAGCGGGTGGAGATTGTGCGGATCTCCACCTCCCCTGACGCTGACGGCTACGCAGCCCCCACGGAGACGGTGATCCGGCGCCCCTGGGCGCAGTTCTCCCGGGTCAGCGGCTCCGAGGCGCTGCGTCAGGGCGCGGACATGGGCGACGTCAAGGTGCGGTTTCTGATCCGCTCCGGGCATATGGCCATCAGCCGGAAGGACCGGGTGCGGTACAATGGCGCGGACTACGAGATCGAGTACGTCAATGACTACGGCGACAGCGGCGAGTATACGGAGCTGATCGCCAGTCTGCTGACGGCGGGAGGCTGAGTATGAGCATCAACGAGACCATCATCAAGGCGGTGACGCCCATCGTGCCGGTATGCGTTCCGGATGTGTACCGGCCCGATGCCGGAGAGACACCGGCGGAGGTCTACTGCACGTTCAGCTATACGGAAAAGCCAGATCGCTTTTCCGACAATCTCCCTCTCGCTATTGTGTATCAGGCTCAGCTGCATCTGTATCTTCCGCTGGGGGAAAATCCCCTTGCCTTGAAGCGTGGGATTCGCGGGGCGCTGCTGGCTGCCGGGTGCGCCGTGAGCAGCTTTGACAACTACACAGATCTTGACGGGCAGCACTATGTTCTCGATTTTGAGTGGTCTGACGAGGAGGTCAGCTGATGGCTACGATCCGATTTGACGGGCTGGACGCCTATGCGCGAATGCTGACCAGGCTTGAGAAGGGCGCTCCTCAGATCATTGAGAAGGCTGTCCGCGCCGGGACCAGTGTGGTTTTGGACGAGATCCAAAAGGGCATCGATACGCTGCCGCAAAAGACCGGAATCACTGTTCGGGGGCTTTCTAAAGGCCTTGGCAAGGCCCCTATTTTGAACGAGAACGGTTTTGTCAACACGCGAATCGGCTGGGATGGCTACAACGAGCGGGGCGTCCCGAATCATTTGATGGCAAACATCATGGAAGTGGGGACCAGCAAGATTCAGAAAAAGCACCCGTTTGTAAAGCCGGCGGTCAGCCGGTCAAAACCGCAGGCGGAAGCTAAAATGGCGGAAGTCCTGGATGAGGAAATTGAAAAAATTATGAAATAATGGCAGCCCATTTCGGACTGCACGGGAAAGGAGCCTGACTATGGCAACAATCGGCTTGAGCAAGCCTTATTTCAGTGTGTACAGCGCCGCCGGCACTACGGTGAGCTACAGCAACGGTGCTGTGATGGGAAAGGCCACTGAGGCCAACATCGACATTGACACCACCGAGGACAACAATCTCTATGCGGACAACGCTGTCGCGGAGACGGACCGCACCTTTGCCGGCGGCACGCTGACCCTCTCCACGGACGATCTGAGCCAGGAGGTCAGTAAGGCCATTCTGGGCCTGACGGAGCAGGCCATCACCGGGATCGATGGCGTGACGGATACCTCCGTAAAGGAGCTGGTCTATGACGATACCCAGGTGACTCCGTATCTGGGCGTGGGTTTTATCATCAAGAAGAAGGTCGGCGGCGTGTTCAAGTGGCGGGGCGTGGTCCTGACCAAGGTCATGTTCTCCGTGCCGGCAGATGCCGCCACCACACAGGGCGAGTCCATCGAGTGGCAGACCCCGGAGCTGACCGCCACCATCATGCGGGATGATTCAACCACCCACATGTGGAAGCGGGAGGCAACCTTTACCACAGAGGCCCAGGCAGAGGCGTATATCAAGAATCGCCTGTCGATCACGGTGGCAGCATGAGAACGGCAAGTATTGAGATTTGCGGGAAAGAACATCTGTTGTGCTTTTCCGCCCGGGTGGTCCGGGCCTGCACGGAGAAATACGGCGAGGTTGAAAACATCGACTCTGCCCTGTCTGCTGACGATCCTGTAAAGGCGCTGGATGAGGCGGTGTGGCTGCTGGCGACCATGATGGACGGCGGCGCCCGGTATGCACGGCTGAATGAGATCCCCAACGCCCCGGCGCTGACAGCAGACGAGCTTCTGGATGTGCTGGATATCGGCGATTTTGCCAAGATGCGGGATAAAATCGCCGAAACCATCACAAACGGCAAGGAGACCCACGTGGAGGCTGAGCCGCCAAAAAACGCAGAAACCACTCCGGCGGCCCCTTAGCGCCGGAGTGGTTTCTGTGGTATGGGATGTCTGTGGGGCTGACTTACACACAGGCGCTGGACATCCCCTTCGGTGAGTTACTGGACTATATCGCCATCGAGCAGGTCAAGCGTGAGGAGTTCCGGCTCCGCAAGGCCATGACCGACGATGAGATCATCCCGGATGTGAGGTGAGGGCATGGCGACAAATATCGGGCCAAAAATCGGTATTGACGGAGAAAAGCAATTCCGGAGCGAGCTGAACTCCATCGGCCAGCAGCTGCGGACGCTGAACACGGAGATGAAGGCGGTGACCACCGCCTTTGACGCCAACGACAGCAGTCAGAAGAAGCTGGCAGCACAGTCCGACGTGCTGACCCGGCAGCTGAGCTTGCAGGAGCAGCAGGTGACGGACATCCAGAAGGCGCTGGACTACGCTAAATCCAACTACGCGGAGAACAGCAACGAGGTGCAGCGATGGCAGCAGGCGCTAAACAACGCCACGGCGGACATGAACAAGACCAAGGCCGCTATCAAGGACCTTGGGGACGAAAGCGGGAAAAGCGGAAAGAAGGTCAGCACGTTTACCGAGGTGCTGAAGGCCAATCTGCTGAGCACCGCAATCGTCAAGGGCGTTAAGACCATCACCGGGGCCGTTAAGAACATGGCCAGTGAATTCGTTGAATCTGCGGCCGATGTCAAGGCGGAAACGGCAGCGTTTGAACAGACCTTCGGAAATTTTGCCGGAACAGCAACAGCGGCCATTGGCCGCGTTGCTGACAGCTCCGGCATCCTGCAAACGCGGCTCAACACCCTGGGCAGCAAGATCTATGCGTTTGCCAGATCGTCCGGCGGCGACGTTGAACAGAGCATGTCCCTGATGGAACGTGCTCTCCAGGCGGCAGCGGACAGCGCGGCATACTATGACACCAGCGTGGAGCAGGCAACGGAATCCCTCCAATCGTTTTTGAAGGGCAACTATGCCAACGATGCAGCGCTGGGCCTGTCTGCCACGGAAGCCACCCGAAATGCAGCGGCTATGAAACTGTTCGGGGACGAATTTAAAAATCTGACGGAGATCCAGAAGCAGGAGACTCTGCTCCAAATGGTGCTGGATTCTCAGAAGCTTTCCGGCGCTATGGGGCAGGCGGCCCGTGAGGCTGACGGCTGGGAAAACGTGCTGGGCAACCTGTCGGAGACGTGGAGGCAGTTTCAGGCGAATGTGGGAGCGCCGGTGCTGGAAAACCTTGTTCCCATTATCCAGAACATCACAACGGCGCTGCAAGGCTGGATCAACGGCGTGGACTGGGACGCTTTTACGTCCGACTTCAACAGTTTTGTCAATGCGGTCATGGAAAACGGCGATACCATCATTTCCATTATCGCGGGAATTGGCGCTGGTTTTTTGGCCTGGAATGTGACCTCCATCATCAACGGCGTGATCGCATCCGTAACAGCCTTGGGCGGTATCCTTCCGGCGATCTCCGCTGGAATCAAGGCAATCAATGTGGCCATGAAGGCCAACGTGATCGGCATTGTTGTCACGGCCATTGCTGCGCTGGTCACTTGGCTGGTCACACTGTACAACACCAATGACGAATTCAGGGAAAAGGTCAATGCGGCATGGGCGGCGGTCAAAACCGTGGTTCTGAACGCTGTTGCAGCATTTGAAAACGCTGTTGACAAGTTTTTCGATAAAGTCGTGGAAATTGGAAACTCTGTGGTCAGCTTTTTCAAATCGGTCCCTGAACAGATGGTTGAAATCGGTAAAAACATCGTCCGGGGGCTGTGGGAAGGCATCAAGGCTATGGCCAGCTGGATCGGAGAAAAGGTCTCCGGCTTTGTCGGCGGCCTCGTGGACGGCGTCAAGGGCGTGCTTGGCATCCACTCGCCCTCCCGGGTGTTTGCCGGAATCGGCCAGAATATGGCGCTGGGTCTGGGGCAGGGCTTCGAGCGGCAGATGCAGCGCGTCACCGCCGGGATCCAGGACGCAATTCCCACGCCGACGGTGGATACCGTCTACAATGCGGCGGCTGGGCTGGTGAACGGACTTGCGGCGCAGAGCGCCGGAAGCACCGGCGGCAGCTATACGATCAACCTCATCCTGCAAAACGGCCAGCAGATTGCCAGCTGGCTTCTGCCTGATCTGCGGGACGCGGCCAGAAGCAACCCGGAGGTGGCAACGGCATGACACAGTTGATTATCAACGGCATTTATCTGCCGGAGACCAGCAGGGACAAGTATCAATGCTATCCCGGAGAATTGTCTGTTAACGTGCAGATGATCTCCGGCCGGACGGTACAGGAGGTCCGGGGCCATGTGCAGATGATTACCTGGAGCTACGATTATATGGGCAACGCCCTCTGGCGGCAGCTGGCAGCGGTGCTTCGCTCCGGCAAGGCGTTTCCGGCGGTGTATCTGCCGGACGATTCCGACACCATGGCCACCGGCACGTTTTTAGTGGAATCCATAACACAGCCAACCTACGCTTTCTCCCGGAATGGCGTAGGGCTGTGGCACAATGTAGGCTTTACGCTGCGGGAGGTGACGCCGCATGATTAAAAGCGGGCAGGCGTATCATGCGGCGATCACAGGAGACGCGCGGCGGGTGCTGCTGCGGGCGGTCATCGACATCATTTCCCCGGACATCGTGTTCGGTGCCGGGGAGACCTCCGGGCAGATTCCGTGGAGCAAGCCGGAGCAACTCCACGATAAGGTTTTTGGAAATCCCACCAAGTACGCTACGTTAGAGCGTGACCGGTGGGCGCTGGATGGGACGTGGGACCTTCTCCCGGACGATCCCGCTCAGACGGCGGGCCAGATGGGTTACATCGGCAACGTGCTGTCCGGCGCGGACGGGACGTTTTCCACGCCGCCGTGGGTGGAGCTGCAATTCTCCGGCGTGTCTGTCTTGCAGGCGTGCTCCGTATATTTTCCGGGCAATGACTATGACGGGCTTCCGGAGGATTTCACGGTGGAGGTCAAGCAGGGCGGCACGGCGTACCACACGCGGACTTACACCGGCAACACGGCATTTTCCGTATCACTGGAAGGCTTCACGGTCAACAACCCCGACGCCATCCGGGTGACGGTGACCAAATGGTCACGGCCCAGCAGGCGGATGCGGGTGGTGGAGATCGTCCCCGGCGTATACGAGGGCTGGGACGGCGGAATGATCGCGGAGTTTAACGTGAAGCAGCAGGGCAACATCGCGGCCACGGCGCTGCCGTATGGCACGTGCACCCTCAAGATCGACAACCTCTCCCGGCGGTTTGAGCCACGCAGCAAAAACGGCATTTTCCAGTCCATCGAGGAGCGGCAGGGGATTGACGTCTCTCTGGGCGTCCGGCTGGCGGACGGCACGGACGAGTACAAGCGGCTGGGGATCTTTTACCAGTACTCCGGCGGCTGGAAAACCGGCGACAACGGCCTGACGATGCAGTGGAATCTGGTGGACATCATCGGCCTGCTGGCAAACCGGGAATTTCTGGCACCTGCCACCCTCCCCACTACGCTGGGCGGGTGGATCGGCGCTCTGGCGGCGCAGCTGGGCGTCAACTTCCAGGACCGGTGGCACGTAGACCCCAACTACACAGCCCTGCCGGTTACGGTGCGGACGGCAGAGGATGTGCAGGGGAAAAAGTGCGGGGACGTCCTCCGGTGGGTGTGCCAGGCAACCGGCACATGGCCCCGGGCGGACGCCTCCACCGGAGATCTGACCGCCGAGCCACTGTGGAGCGAGGGCAACAAAGTAACACTGGACAACCTTAACGGCTACCCGGTTATGAAGGCCAACGGGGACGTGGCGGCGCTGATCTTCACCCTCAACGATGGGACTGGCACGAAATACATCGTATCCGGCAACGCCACATCGTCCAGCGAAACAGTGAGCATTGACAATCCATTTATCAAGTCGCAAGCGCAGGCGCTGGCGGCGGCGAGGCTGATCCTGTCCACCTACGGCGGGAACGTGCTGGATCTGATGGGCCGGGGCGATCCGTCCTCCGAGATCGGAGACGTGGAGACGGTGTGGCTGGACGAGAGTCAGGCTACCACGGCGCGGCTAACCATGCAGACGTTCCAGTTTTCGGGCGGCGTTATGCAGGGCTGCCAGAGCCAGCTGCTACAGGCGGACGGCAGCTTTTTGTATCAGGGCCGGGAGGTCATCACCACCCCCGGCACATGGAAGGCCCCGGCGGGAAAGAAATCTCTGCGGGTCATTCTCGTGGGCAAGGGCGGCGATGGCACCCGCGGACAGGATGGCACATGGGACGCTGCCGGTGCGGACGGCGTGGACGGTCTGGGCGGCCTTGTATGGGCCGGGACCATCAACATCAACGATGCGCAAGAGTTCCCAGTGGCCTTTGGCGAAAACACAACCTTCGGGGCGTATTCCTCTGCCAACGGCAAGCGCTATGAAAACGGCTATACGGACGTGGCCAGCGGCGACAGTTTCGCCCGGACGGGCGTGGCAAAGCCCAGAGCGGGAACCGGAGACGGCGGGGCCAAAGGAATTGGCGGCGCACAAGGGCGGCGGCACAGAGAAACGAGCTGCGATTTAGACGGAAACCCATCTGGAAGCTACTGGGAGATTGATGCCTACCCCGGAATCGGCACGAATGGGAAATCCGGCGCATTGGGCTGCGTGGTGGTCTACTGGGACAAGGAGGACGCATGAGTGATTACACAATGCTCCTCCCTAAGATCGCATCAGTGAACTTTACGCCAAATCCTGTTGACATCAACGCAAAAACAAAGCTGACAGTAACGGTTACAGAGGAAACCATTGTTTTAGAGCCGGAGATCTGGTATTCCGGCGAGATCTACGCCGGGGAGGTTTAACATGGCGATCAAAACAGTACAGGCAATTATCAACGGCCAAGCGTACACCCTGACCCTCAACAGCGGGACGGGGAAGTACGAGGCCACCATCACAGCGCCGGGGAAAACGTCCTTCAACCAGCCCGGCGGCTACTACAACGTACAGGTCAAGGCCACCAACGAGGCCGGGACGGTGGGCACGGCGGACGCCTCCACTATGGCGGGGCTGAAGCTGGTGGTGCGCGAGCGGGTGGCTCCCGTCATCACTATTATCTCGCCGTCCACCGGCGCATACGTCAACAACAGCAAGCAGCCGGTTGTCTTCACCGTTGTGGACGAGGCGGACGGCTCCGGGGTGGATCTGTCCACGCTGGTGGTTAAGCAGGACGGGACGGCGGTGGCGTCCTCTGCCATCACCTCCACGGCCATTGCAAACGGCTATCAGGTGACGTACACACCGGCCACGGCCCTCACGGACGGCAGCCACACCGTGACGGTGGATTGCAAAGACCATGACGGCAACGCGGCGGCGCAGAAGGCCACCACCTACAAGGTGGACACCGTACCGCCCACGCTGAACATCACGGCTCCCGTGGCGGGCCTCATCACGGCATCCCCGGCCCAGACGGTGGCGGGCACCACCAACGATGCCACCAGCAGCCCCGTGACCATCAGCATCACCCTCAACGGCGTGGATCAGGGCGCGGTGACGGTGGCCTCCAACGGCAGCTTTACCAAGTCTGTGACGCTGCGGGAGGGCAGCAACACCATTGTGGTGACGGCCACGGACGCGGCGGGCCAGAAAACCACGGTCTCCCGGACGGTGACGCTGGATACCTCCGTGCCGGTCATCAAGTCGGCCACCATCACACCCAACCCAGTTGACGCGGGCAAATCGATGGTGATCGCGATGGAGATCGTATGAGTACGCAGGTTTTAAGCGTCACGCTGCCCTCTGAGATTATCTATGTGACGGGCACCGTCAACGGGACGGCCTACACATGGACGCTGATCGAGGGGGCGTGGACGGCTACGGTGGACCGGGCAGCGGATGATACCTATCACGTTGCCCTCACCGCCGCCAATGCGGCGGGGACAAGTACCAACTTTGACCTGACGCTCTACTACGGGCTGCTGACGCTCATCACCGACCGGACAGCGGAAGACGTGGCGCAGAAGACCGCGAAGGGCTTTTACAACGCCACGGACCTCAACCGGGTAGGCGCAGCGGTGGAGTATGTGGCGGGGCGGTTCCAGGCGCTGGGCTATGATTGCCCCATGTCGGTAAAAAAGGACTGGTCCGAATCGGACACACCCACGGCCAGCCAGATGGAGACGTACCGGCAGAACATTGCCACCCTGCGGCGGCAGATCGCAGTGATGCAGTCTACGCCGGAGACGCCGGAGACGATTCGGCAGCTGAATTACATCCGAGCCAACAATATCGAGCAGATCTTACTTGACCTTGATGCACTGATCGACAAACTCATGAAATCGTGGTACTTCTCCGGCGAGCTGTACGCCGGAGAAGTTTGAAAGGAGAATGGTATGCAAGACAGAGTATCTTTGTATCCGGGCCGGGTAAAGCTGACGCCGGTGCCCGGGCAGGAAAACACCTTCGACCTGGTCCGCGCTGACCAGCCGACGCAGGAAGGCACGCATTTGAACAAGGCGAGTTTGCTCAAAGACAAAACAGCGGAATCTTTTGGACTCGGGTCCGATTCCTTTCCGGATGATGTTTTGCAAATACTTTCTCGATTGCACACACATCTGGGCGATGATTATTTATGGCGAAAGCAATCAATTTCCGGCGTACTCAAAGAGGCCACGGAGCTTAGTTCGCTTGGTAGAATGCCAGAAGATGTTACAATCTACTACTATGATTCTGTGCAGCTAGATTTGGCTAACAAAAAAATTGTGGGGGTTGGAGAGCACAAAGTTGAAAATCAGTCCAATGGATCCGTTGAATGGGACAAGGTTATTGGAAAATACATGCTGTATCCATGGGTCGAGGATCCGTGGCCCGCAAATACCTTTTATCGAGTTACTAAACGCGACCCACCCTACGATGCCATTTTTGAAGCATATGCACAATACTCGGAGTTCACTTTAGGCCCTGCACAGTATCTCAATTCTCCGAATGCTGATGCGTATCCTAGCGGCGTTGTAGGTGGCATTCAGTATGATGCGCTGGGAAAGATAGGCGACAAGTTGCAAATACAGACTGGAACCTACGTAGGCTCTGGCGTATATGGGGAGGAAAATCAAAACAGTTTAACATTTAATTTTGTTCCAAAAATCGTCATTGTGATGCAGCAAGACTGTGCAACTCTAGGGGATCAAGCTACTTTTATGTACATTGGCCAGCCGAGTCGTGCAAGTGCTAAACGATTTACGTTAGACAACAAAACACTATCCTGGTATACTTCGAGGTCGGCAAGCGATCAATGCAATGATTCTAATAGTGTTTATTATTACGTTGCTATTGGATAAGGAGGGAGAAAGTGAAATGACCATCATTGAACTTGCACCGTTGAAAAACGGAGCTCACCGCAACCAGACCACCAGCGGTCGGTTGCCCGTGCCGGATGGCTGGGTGGCAGTCCCGGAGTGGATGGAGATCCCGAAGACGTTTCCTTTTGTTGAGATTAAGGCAGAGGACGGCGTAGTGGTCAACATGACTGCCGGTACGGCACCAGACCCGAAGCCGGAGCCTCCCACCACGGACGAGCGGGTGGCGAAGCTGGAAGCGGAGCTGGTGAGCGCCCAGAGCGCTGCGGCCATTACCTTCGTGACGCTGTGCGAGACCGGCACCATTGACACCGTGACGGCCAGCGAGCACACGGAGTTATTCTCCCCCTGGGCCTATCCGGTGGACTACAAGACCGGTAACATCCGGGCACACGGCGGGAAGCTGTATCGCTGCCTGCAAAACCACACCAGCCAGGAGACCTGGACGCCGGACGCGGCCCCCAGCCTGTGGGTGGGGATCTCTGACCCCACCGAGGAGTGGCCCGCGTGGAGCCAGCCGGTGGGCAGCACGGACGCCTACGCCAAGGGGGCGCAGGTAAGCCACAACGGCAAGCACTGGACCAGCGATGTTGACGCGAACGTGTGGGAACCGGGGGTCTACGGCTGGACGGAGGCAACCTGAGCGCGGAACCCTTAATCTGCAACATTAAGGAGAACAATATGACAGAGACGATTGTATGCGCCCTCATCACAGGGGGGCTGACGCTGATGGGCGTGCTCATCGCCAACGGCAAACAGCAGGCGATCACCGACACCAAATTAGACGAGCTGACCCGCGAGGTGCGGGAGCACAACAGCTTCGCCCAGCGGGTGCCGGTGATCGAGGAACAGATCAAGGTAATCAATCACCGGATTCAGGATCTGGAGCATATCAGTGAACGCTGAAAGGAGAACGCTATGGAAAACATCAAGAAACGGCTGGGCAATCTGCTTGCGGTGAAGTCTCTGGTGACCATCACCCTGACAGTGGTGTTCGCAGTGCTGGCCCTGCGGGAGAGCATCAGCGGCAGCGAGTTCCTGACCATCTTCACGGTGGTCATCGGCTTCTACTTCGGGACCCAGCGGGTAGCCGAGGACAAGAACAGTTGAACCCGGTTGAAGAATCAACCGAAAAATTTGAAAGGGGTACATACCATGGAAAAGATCTACGAGAACATCATCAACGAGGGCAAGAAAAACGGTAAGACTGTGGAGACCATCAATGCAGAGCTGAAGGAGGCCGGTGCCAACTTCCACCTGAATCCTGACGGCGGCGTGGCCAACTGGACCGAGGCGGAGATGGCCGAGGGCTTTACCCCTGCGGAGACCGAACCCGCCGACGTGAAGCACCTGCATGACGTCATGCGGTACGATGCCGAGAAGACCGGAGAGACCCTGCGCATCCAGTGTGCCGAGGGCGTGTACGATGTGACGTGGGACGTCTACGGTCATCCGGAGAAGGCTGTGAGAGTCAATGGTTGATACGTTCGACTGCGCGAGAGCGCAGATCTACCACAACACTGGCAAGCTGACCCCGGCGCAGATCAAGGCCAAGACCGGCTGCACCCACATCATCAACGGCTATCTGTTCAACGGGCGCTTCGTTCCAGTTGGCTGGTGCGTGATCGACGGCAAGGTCATCAGCCGGGACAAATACCAGGACTGGGGCGTGTCCATTGGCAGTGACGGCAAGCCGCAGATGCTGACGGACCGAGGCGGATCGTTTTTGTCCGGCGTGCCCATCCTCAAGGCCGGGTCCAAGCTCTACCGGGGCCTGACCGCCGACGTGGCCCGGCCTGCTGCCCGGACAGCGGTGGGCTGGATGCCCAACGGCAAGGTATGCCTGTGGTGCGACAAGACCAGCCTGACCCGTGAGCAGCTCCAAAACAAGCTGCTGGGGCTGGGCGTGGTGGATGCCCTCATGCTGGATGGCGGCGGCTCCACCCAGGGCATTTTCCCCGGCGGGAAGGTGGTCAGCAGCCGGAAGGTGCCCACGCTGCTGCTGTTCTGGGAGCGGTCGGCAAAACCGGAAGATCAAGCCCTCGTATGGGGCAAGGCTCACGGCCTGCTGACGGACGCCAACGCCGGTGACACGGTGACCCGCGCCGACATGGTCCGGGCGCTGTATCAGATCTGGGGGGATAACCATGGTTGAGATCCACGCTTACAGCAAAGCCGCCTCCGGGGGCAAGCAGCTATCCGCCCATTTTAAAGTGCGGGAGTTCGCGTGTGGAGACGGGTCTGACGCTGTTTTGGTGGCTCCCCGGCTGGTGATGGTACTGGAAACCATTCGCACTTATTTCTGCGCTCCGGTGGTCATCCATAGCGCCTACCGGACGCCGCAGCACAACGCGAAGGTAAACGGCGCGGCCCACAGCCAGCACTGCTATGGCATGGCGGCGGATATTTCCGTCAGCGGCCAGAAGCCGGAGACGGTGGCGGCCTTCGCCCGACAGTTGATGCCCGATTGGGGCGGCGTGGGCATCTACGCCAAGAAGGGCTTTACCCACATCGACGTGCGGGAGAAGAAAGCCGACTGGACGGGCTAAACATCTGAAAGGAGGGCCAGAAGATGGCAACATCCACGCGGAAACGCGCTCTGCAAGTCTGGGAAACCCATGGAGAAAACAAACCGAGAGATCCGGGCGCTGTTGTCATCGATGGCCCCGGCCCGGGCGGCGCAGGCTGTCCGGTTGGTAGGCTTGCCGCCTGATGAAGAAGCGGCGGTGCTTGCGGTGGACGTCCACGGCCAGAGCTGCCTACAGGCGGCGGCGCTGCTCCACGTCAGCGTGGACGGGTTGGCCAAGATCCGGCGGCGTGCCTACGCCAAAATAGCGGATGATATGCAGGGATAAGAAAGAGCCGTGTCCGATTTGGACACGGCTCTTTCTATTTTTCTTCCCAGGCTACCAGCGTCCACCCCTTATACGTGGATACTGTGCATGGCTTCCCGTTTGCCCTGCGGAATTTCCCCTCCATGGAGCGCTTGATCTGGCGGAAGCCGGAGGAAATGGCGGCGGCGCTGGCCTCCGTTGGCTCCATACCAAAGTCGGAGGTGTGCTGTCTGGCCCAGTCCGTCAGATTGGTCACGACAACCGGCTCACCGTCCGGCGTGCGCAGATGCCAGATCTTGGCGTTGCGGTTCTGCGGCCCACGCTTGCCCTCCGGCAATGCAAGCGCGGCCTCCGTTCCGTGGGCCAGATTGCCGGTTCTTTCCGCTGACGCAGCGGCGTTTCGTTTGGCGGCGGCGCTCCACTTGTTGTGCCGTCCCTTGTGCTGTTGGCTGCGCCATGCGGAGGAGCAGGCCGGGGAGCAGGTGTGCTTGTTGTTGGACGGCGGCGTGTCAAATTCCGCGCCGCAAATCACACACTTCCGGATCATATCAGTCTGCGGATATCCACATGGAGCGCGTCGGCAATGGAGATCAGGTTCTTGGCGGTGAGATTCCCGGCCTCCGCCTCGCCCAGCTCCACCCGCTGGATCTGGCGGATGTTGACCCCGGACGCCTCCGCCAGCTCTGCCTGCGTCATGCCCGCCACCCGGCGGGACCACTCCAGCTTGGTGATGGGCCGGTTGTGGCAGTCCCGGCCATAGTTGACCAGAGAGCAGGCGGTACAGTTACCGTCTGCCCGCTGGCAGTCTGCGTATTTCTTGCGCATCGTGGGCCTCCTTACTGCTCAATCATGCCGGTGGCGGGGTTCCAGTCGGCGACCTTTTCCCAATCGGAGGTGGGCAGGCAACCGGCGGTCTGCTCCCGGCGGCGGATGATGCCGTTGACGTCGCACTCGTAATAATACTTGCCGATGTGGAAGCGGGTCTCACCACTGCTGATTTTCTTCTGGATCGCGTTCATCGTATTCTTCATCAT